TTACATCCACATAATTTGCTGCCCTGACGGCAACGGGTGCGGCCTCACGGCGTGGACTTCTCCCGGCTTCACGATGTATCGCTGTACCGACTCATAAGTGATGAACGTGGCGCTGCAATTCACGTTCTGGCACTGGTGATAACGCTCTTTTGTCGTGTCAGTGATATAGCGACTTGTACGCGCATGTGCGGCATGCTGGCATAAAGGACAATGAAACATCGCGAGCACCTCTTCCGGTTTTGTTGATGATGCCATTTTAGTTAATTTATCCTTATAAAACAAACGGATAAATAAATCATATCACTCATCATCTTCTGTTTCGTACTCCACATCAGAAAGCCTGACCTCAAGCTCCAAGGACGTCGTGAAGCCGCTATTATTCAGAAAATGTGTCACCTTAGTGATTGTCCAGTCCTGCTCGTCTATGACGCGCTTAAAGCCTGACACTTTGACCGGCGTTTCCGTGTAAATATCTGCCCGACCGGTAGCCAGGCTGATGGAGAACTCCGCCACACCCCGTTGCAGTTTGTCCCACTTCGCCTGAGCGGCGCGCATGGCCTGCGCTTTCGTGGCATATACCGTGGTCAGGGCAAAAACGTTGTCAGCCTCACCGGCCATGTATTCACCTTCGCGCGCTTCCGGTACTTTTGGCGCGTTCTTCTGCCTGACCGGTTTCGCTTTCGGGTGCTCCAGTGCGCGCAGGTGTTTCTCTTTCTTTTTGCGTTTCAGTTTTACCTTCTGCTTTTGCGGCTTCGGGTCTTTAGTGTGTAGCCATTTTGCCGTTACACCGGTGTAGGCTCCACGGTCAGCAATCGCAAAATGATGGCGGTCGCCGTCGCTGCGGGTTATGGTGACCTGCGGGATTTTTTTACCGCTGGCCGTCACTCCCTGCCCCGCTTTGAGAAACAACAGTTTTCCCATTTTTACCGACACCTCACCGCCGTTGCGTTCTGCAAGACGGGTCAGGAATTTCGCATCAGACTCCTGCGACTGGTCGATGTGTGGAATTTTTATTTCGGCCAGTGACGGAGCGACACTGGCTTCCAGCCTGTTACGGGTGGCTATCGCCTCAACAATCGCACCGAGCGTGGTGTCATGCCAGGAGCCTTCCCGGCGGGAATTGAGCGTCCCGCGAAAATCTGCACTCCGGGCGCGGATGGTGACCACATCCGGTGCACCCCGGTGTTCAACCTCATCAACGGTAAATTTCCCTTTGCATACCAGGGCAAAACCTTTCCAGCCGATATACACCGTCAGGACAGCGCCACGAACCGGTAGCCCGACCTGCCCGTCGGCGTCGTTCAGTTCAATATCAAGCTGGTCAGCCTCAAAGCCCCGGTTATCCGTCAGGGTCATGCTCATCAGACGGTCGCTGATATTGCCGGTAATATCCCTGCTGTCGAGCATCAGCATGTAATCCGGCGTCAGCGTACTGCCTGCATCAAATGTCAGCGTATCCAGCATTATCCCGCCCCCGTCATACCCGTGAATCTGGTCGCCATACTGCCAGCCTTACCGATGAGCGATTCCGCCTGTTTACCGATATCGCCATAAAGCGCGGCCAGTGATTCATCAACGCGGGTGAGCGACAGCGTAAAATCAATTTTCCGGGGTGTGCCGTCTGCAAAGAAAATACTCCCTGTTTCACTCACCCTGCTGATGACATACATGCCGTAAATCATGCCGGTGCCATCCAGCAACGGCCACGCCCGGCCTTCCTCTGCCATCAGCCTGAGCGTGGTCATCGTCAGCTTGCCGCCGGTCAGTTCGGGATAAAGCACGCCGGCAAGCGTCATGTTTTCCTCACCCACACCGAGAAACTGAAAGGCATCCCGTTTACCGATACGGGAATTTGACGGCCAGCGATAATCTGATTCACGCTGCATGGTCTGGTGTGGCAGCGTCTGGCGCATAAAAACAAACATACCTAACGCGAGCATCATTTTTCGTCACCTCCTTAACCGTCATGCATCATGCTGGCACGGGCGCGCGCACGTTTATCCCGCTCGTATTTTTCGAGCGCATCCTGTAACTGGCGGTCAAGCTGTGTCCCCGGTGCAGTACCACCCGTCAGGCTGATGTGATATTCGTTTTTACTCTGGTCCACATAAGAGCGGCCAGCCGGTGCCGTGACCGGCTGATAAGCCTGATAGCCTGCATAAGAGCTGGTCGCCGGAATATAACCACCGGTGCCATACGTGGCGGCATGAGTTCTGGCGGCGGTCTGGTCAAGTGTGTCTGACTCTTTGTTGATGACCCCGAGCTTTTCCAGTACCCAGTCAATGCCGCTGCGTAATTTGTTGAACGCATTAAGCGGCAGCATCAGCGCGTCAGCCAGTGCCTGCCCGAACATGACGCCCGTGTCACGGCAACGGTTCAGGGTGTCCTGGGTGGCTTTGACCGGTGCAATCAGGTTTTTAAACCACTGCCACGCAGCCTGTAACTTTTCACCCAGCCAGTCAAATACCGGCTTAAGTGGCGTGAACAGTTCCCCCACCGGCGCAAATGCTGCTTTCAGCCCTTCAACCACACCGCCAAAGAATGCGCTGACAGGCTCCCAGTATTTACGGATAAGCAACGCCCCGGCGACAATTGCAGCCACCACGGCCACAACCGGCCAGCTAATCGCCCCGATGGCCGTCATAACAGCACTGCCAACCGTCGTGAAGATTGCCCCCATTGCGCCTGCTGCCGCGATGATGGCATTGATGCCGGTGATAACCGGCCAGGCTACAAGACCAATTGCACCGATGATGCCAGTCAGCGCCAGTGCGCCACCGGCAATGAGACCAATGGTTGACGCCAGTGATTTGTTTTTCTGTATCCAGCCGTCGAGTTTTAACACATACTTTGTGGCCGTCTGCATGAGCTTACGCAGTGCGCCTTCCTGCTGGTCAAACAGGTCAGTCCCCACCGCCTCATAAGCGGACTGAAACTCCTTAAAGTCACCGCCGAGATTGTCCTGCATGATATTTACCAGCTCTGCGGTCTTCCCGTCTGAGGCTTTAAACGCCGCGGTCAGTTTGTCCAGCTTTCCGGTTGAGGCGGCAGTCATCAGGACGGCGGCGGCTGAGCTGGCCTCCTCCCCGAAAATGGTTTTCATGTATTCAGCCTGCTGGGCAGTACCGAGCCGGTTTTTCTCAAAACTGGCCTGCATTTCTTTCAGAATGGTAAATACTGGTCGGGTATTCCCTTTACTGTCTGAGGTTTTCACGCCAAGCTCTTTGAGTGCATCCCATGCTTTTCCCGTTGGTGCCTGCAGGCGACTTAACACGGCACGGCTTCCCGTCCCCGCCATTGAGCCTGTGATTTTTGCATCATGCAGCGCCCCGACCATTGCGGCGGTTTCTTCAATGCTGACACCGGCATTATTTGCCACTGGTGCGGCATAGGTCAGCGCATCGCTCATGCCGTCAAAATCGGCGGCGGTTTTGTTCATCGTCATGGAGAGAACATCCCCGATATGAGCGACCTTATCGTTTGAAAGCTGAAAGGCGGATTTCATCCCCATCAGCAGGGCGGCGTTTTCTTCCATCGTGCGGCGGTTCGCCAGTGCCATATTCAGCGTGACCGGCGTTGCCGCCTGAATGGCATCAACATCCCCACCGGCTTTCGCAATGATAATCTGTGCACCGGCTGCATCATCCGCCGAGGCGGCAGTATTGTCACCGAGCTGGCGCGCCTGCTTGCGGAGTGCGGCCATTTCGGCGGAGTCTTTTGCCACACCTAGCACGGCCTGCAATTCTGAGTTTTTCTGCGCAAACTCATAACCGGGCATCAGTAGCTTAACACCGGCCATCGTTCCCGCCGCCGCAATCCCCACACCGGCAGCGCCCACTGAGGCCATATTTCCGGCCAGTTCCTTTCCGGACTGATAACGCTGTTTTACTGCGTTAAGTTTTGCCTGTTGCGCACTGACACGCGCCAGCGCGTCGCGCTGACGGTTAAGCTGTGCGGTGGTTTCACTGATACGGTTTTTCAGTCCCTGCTCATCATGTGCAAGATTGCGGGTATTAATTCCCACAGCGGCCAGTTCCCGCTGCTGGCGTTTAACGGAATCCGTCAGGCGGTTATATTTCGCCTGTAAGTCCTCCGCCGTACGCTTTGCGGATTCCAGCACTTTCGCCTGAGCACGGGTCGGACGTTCGGTGTTTTTAAACTGTGTGGCAAGGGCTTCGGCTTCCTGCCGAGCCTTTTCAAGTGCATGACCAGTCACGGCGAGCTGTGCACTGGTCTTGCGGAATCCCTCAATACGGGATGCCTGACCGTTCAGCTCGCGCAGTGATTTTTGTGTTTCCCGGATATCCCCCGACAGCGATTTGCTCGCTGTGCGGATGGATTTAAACGGGCGGGATGCCTGGTCAACAGCCCTGAGCAATACCTGTAATTTTACATTGTCACTCATTCGTGTTTCCGCTTCGCCGGAGCGCCTTTTCGCGCCATGTGATGAGTTCGGTCAGGCTCATGGGATACAGTTCTGATGGCGGCCAGTGAAATATCACTGCCACATCCGCCATCAGGTCATCGACCGACAGATTTTTCGGAAACGTCACTGCACCGAGTTCGGCGACAAAAAACCGACCACCTTACCGGCCAGCGCCACAAGGTCAGGCAGTTCCAGCGCGGCGACTTCCTGCTCGGTCAGCATCGGTGCCGTCATGCGCGGCAGCACCTTAATCAGTGCATCGACTTCGGAGTTCGCGACCGCTGCCAGACTGACACCGCGCAGCGTCCCGGCATTGGGTTTCATCAGCGTGACCTGTTCGATGACCTGCTCACCACGCTTGACCGGATTGTCCAGGGTAATCACATTTTCTTTGTTCATGGTTTTCTCACTTCTGAATCAGGGTTAACCGGTCAGCCTGGCTGACCGGATGAAAATCACAGGCCGATATTGCGGCGGTGTTGCTCCAGCCGGTCGACGCCGTTCACCTTCTCAATCATGTTGATGGTGTCGATTTCGACCAGCTCCTTACCGTCCATCGTCAGCCGGAAATAGGTGCAGACCACGGAGATTTTCGACTCAGTGTCTTCTCCCTGTTTACCCTCGCCGGTGTCGATTTCTTTCTGACGTCCACGCATGACCACTTCGACGGCCACCGTTTCGCCGGTATCGTCACGCTGGTAAGAGCCTGCAAAACGAATCGGCACAGCATCCACACCGGTTGCGGCGTAAAGCTCCCAGATAACCGAATCCGGGAAGCCACCGAGCGACCACTCCATTGACAGCGCATCGTCATCAAGACCGAGGTCTACCGGTGCGCTGCCGTTCATCCCCGCACCGCGATAGTTTTCGAGCTTACGGGTCAGTTTTGGCAGCGTGACGGACTTTGCAACGCCCTGATAGCTGTAGCCGTTCAGAAAGACGTTCATTAACTTGAGTTTGCGCGGCATTGCCATCGGTCAGGCTCCTTAATTGCTGTTAACCGAGGTGACCAGATTTGCCAGATAATTATCGGTAATACGCTGGCGCAGGGTCAGGTTTTCAAGAGGAGGCACCGGGGTATAGTCGTAGTCGATATACAGTTTTCCGGCCTTAAGGGTTTCCGCATCGTTGGATTCTTCGCTGAACCAGCAGGTCGCATCCACGATATAGCCGTTTGTTTTCAGCTCACGGAATTTGGCATTGATGCCGTCAACGATGTCGCGAATCAGCGTTGCGGTGATGGGCTTGTCCACCGCCCACATGTGCGCCTCAGCCATCGTGTCGGCCAGCACCTGCGCGGTGCGGGTGTAGTTTTCAAAGAGGAACAGCGGATCATCAGAGCAGGTACGGTTACCCCAGAAGCGGAAACCGTCACGGCGAATCAGCGTAGTGACGCCTGACTCGTTAAGCAGGTCAGCATCGGTGCCGGACTCCTGCAAATCCCAGAATACAGATGCGCTGATGCCGGTAACACCGTTCACCCCGACATTGGACAGCGTTTTATGCCAGCCCTGCTCCTGGTCGATTCTGGCACGCAGACCCAGCGCACGGGCGGTGGCATACGCGGTGGCGGTGGTGCTGGTGACCGTATCCCATGCGAGGAAATCCGGCCAGATGACCATCAGCTCACGCTGGCTGAAATTCTGGCGGTAGGCTTTCACCTCGGAAATGGTCTTACAGCCCCATGCGCTGATATACCCGAAAGCGCGCAGCTTCTGACAGACGGATACCAGTGCAACAGCCACCTCTTTGGTGTCCAGTCCCGGCACACCGAGAATACGCGGTTTAACACCGGTTACCGACTCCGCCGCCAGCAGGGCTTTCAGTCCGGTGTACTGACCGTTTTCGTCGGTGGTGCCGATGATATTGGAAACGGTCTGCGCGAGTTTCGTTTCTTCGTCGTCGCCGGTGCCGTCTTCCACGCGCACGACAACGGTGACCGGTTTTGACTGGTCGGCGATGGCCTGCAACGATGCCGCCAGCGTGCCTTTTTTACCGGCCTTCGCAATTGCGCTCTGCACATTGGTAATCAGCACCGGTTTATTGAGGGGGAAGATTTCCGCATCCGCATCGCTGGCCGTGCAGACCATGCCGACAATGGCAGTGGATACGGTGGAAATGACGCGGGTGCCGTCGTTAATCTCCAGCACCTGCACGCCGTGATGATAGTCACTCATCCGTTTAACTCCGTGGTTAATGGGTGCAATTATTTTCTGTTGTGCAGAGTATGAGGCGCTATTTGACCTGGCTGGTCAGTGGATGAAACAACAGATAAAGAAAAGGCGGGCAATTCGCCCGCCTGTCCTGATTTGTACTCACTCATTTTCCAACTGACTATTTACATAGTCCAAACGCTATCAAATCTGACTGTCTGCTTTGAGCGAGGTGCTGACATCCGCATGAATGTATGGAGCTGCCGCACACTCTAAAAATGATAGAACGTCTATATATTAATTATCCCTAAGTCCAGTTTTATTAATCAATTTTATTACTTTTACCTGCAAGCTTTTTATTATAGTGACAATAAGAAATAGCACTAGCAAAATAGGATTTCGTCATCGATACGAAAAAATCCAACAAATCTGCCATGTTATCAATGTCAATATTTGGTTTAGTTTTACTGGCTTTAGTAATCTTCATGTAGAAGTCCACAAACTTACTTTTTTCTTTATCCGTAATCTGATAATTCAATTGATGACTGATTTTATTTCTTATGCTGTTAAAGTCTTTTATTCTTAAATATATTTCATCATAAGGGGATTTTGCAGGCTCATGTTGTATTAAAGCTATTTTTTGTGAAAATGTGAGTTTTGCATCACCCCAAGCTAACGAAGGATATCTTAATCCAAGATAATCAGTAATATACTTTTCAAGGCTCAAGTGCGCAGTAAGAAAGGCACCTATGAAGGCAACGTCAACCCCATCAACACGTTCCCATATGCTTTCATTTTCATCAGTCATACCTGTATACACAGCGGTTGATGCAAGATCTTTCCAGTCCATGCTTTATCCTTTTAAAAGTGAATTTAACGAGTTTAACTTTATCTCAACTCAATACTTATCTCAAAATTTATGAGTAGAAACAACATCCACAAAAAACTATTAAAGCCCTTTTACCTCTTATTACTGATGGAAATGTACATTTTTATAAAGAATGTCGAAGAACCTCCTCAGTGGAACTATCAACTACACATTGCAAGACTAGAGTATGTGCAAACCTTTTGACAAGGTTCTGAAATATTCATGGTGGCCTTATTATATCAATTTATCTTCACTTTATACATTAACATAGCATGATGTTGATAATGTCCGCTCCTAGCACAGAGCGGACTGTCAGATTAGGCCTTACTCTGTACTATAGCTATGTTAACTAACACAAGAGATCATATCACTTATTGCGGCATTTCCGGCCATTCAGGATTTGCAGGATCCACACGGCTGACCAGAACACTGTAGCGTTCCCATGCTTCCAGTCGGCTACGCTCCTCATCTGTTGCCATATTCAGCCTGACAGCGCGCTCCAGCGGCAAAATAACGGATTCAGCATCTGCTAGAAGTCTGGCTTTCCGATTTTCTGCCTGCTGCTGCAATTCCTCTGCCGTATAAATTCGTTTAATCACTGTACCGTCCTTAAACATCCAGTTCCCTGAAATGTCCGCCCGTCGGTTAGCAGTAATATCCGGCACTTCAACAACACTTAATCCATCTGGTCTGATAGCTGTCACATCCTTTTCCACATAGCGGATAATATTATCTTTGTCGTACGCTATTTTTATCGTATCATCAGTAAAATACTTTTGTTCTTCGTACCAGTTCTTACCATCTTCTGAAAAAAACCAAACAACATCAAAACCCTTTGTCAATTGATATTGTTCAACCGTTTTTGGATTACCCGCCGTAATATTTTTTAAATGCTGCATAAATTATACCTGTGCCACGTTATACCATGTCCCGTTAATGTATTTCTGAACCGGTCTGTAATATACGCCACCAATGTTATCGGCAGAGTTTGAGCCGGTATCCTGAACAATAATGCCGGAATATACACACCCGGACGGTGCCTGATGTGTCCATGTCATGCCATTGTTCGCAGGTTTGTATGTGGCAGCACCACCAAGCCGGATATCCCGGACATAGCGGGAATCAAAGTTACCGTAATCCGAGGGGTTAACACGCCCCGTAATATTTATGGTTTTATTACTTTGAATGCTACCGGAGACAAAGCGCATAACATGGACGTTATTAGCATAAACATCCAGATTACCGTCGCCATTTTGTTTAAAGCCCGTGTCATTATCACCCAAAACAATCGAGTTACCGCCAAGAGCACTGGATGTTCCGATGCCCAGTGCACCATTCAATTGACCTCCAGATAATGACAACGCCCCAACATCAGCAGCAGTTGGTTTAATGTGCGAACTGTAAATTATATATACAGTTCCATCTGTCAGGCCTGTTGGTTTATTCGCTGTATAAGTTGGTGATGTATGAATCGTTACGCTGGCGTTACTGGTATAATCCCACTGAATATTAACACCCGTGGCGTAATTACCTATTTCTACATAAATATCATAGGTATCACCAGATATATTCACCCATGCAAAATTAGTAAATCCAACCGAGGTCCGTCGCCATAATGCACCAGTAAGACCTTTTGGATTTCCATTTCCTGCACGCAGAACCAGCTCAGAGATGCCTGTTTGCTGCGGAGAGCCAACGTTATACCCTGCACCACCAATCAGGCTTATGTAAACCACGGAACTGGCCTGTGGCATGGTTACAGTTGCCAGCCTGAACCATCCAGCGCCACCACTAAAAGATATGGTTGTTGAATTTGTTGTGCCGATATTACGCAGGAATAATCTTTTATCAGGAATATCCGCACCGTTCTTATCTTTCTGAAGACGTTTTTCAGCATTGTCATTGGCAGACTTCACCGCTTTTGGTGTTGCAGCCAGCGTTTCAGAATCACTGTTGGCGGCGCTACTGAGCTGGACAAGACCTTTTCGCGCTGTGGTGGCATCCTGTGCAGTGTATTTCCCGTTAGCAAGGTCATACGCTGTCTTAACCGCCTTTGGCGTTGCAGCCAGCGTTTCAGAATCACTGTTGGTGGCGCTACTGAGCTGGACAAGACCTTTTCGCGCTGTGGTGGCATCCTGTGCAGTATATTTCCCGTTAGCAAGGTCATACGCGGCCTTTACCGCCTTTGGCGTTGCCGCAAGCGTTTCAGAATCGCTGTTGGTGACGCTACTGAGCTGGACAAGACCTTTTCGCGCTGTGGTGGCGTCCTGTGCGGTATATTTCCCGTTAGCAAGGTCATATGCTGCTTTTACCGCTTTTGGTGTTGCGGCAAGCGTTTCAGACGTGCTGTTGGTGGCACTACTGAGCTGGACAAGACCTTTTCGCGCTGTGGTAGCGTCCTGTGCGGTATATTTCCCGTTAGCCAGGTCATATGCGGCCTTAACCGCTTTCGGCGTTGCAGCCAGTGTTTCAGACGTGCTGTTGGTCGCACTGCTTAACTGAGTAAAACCTTTTGCGGTCAGCGAGGCGTCCGGGTGACGTCGTGACTGTTCATGTTCTGCAATTTTGTCATCAACGTAATCCTGCGTCGCCATCACCGTTGTGGTGTCAATGGTCAGCGCCACTGAGGTCACACTGCTGACGATGATGACCATGCGACAGGTCTGCGAACGTCCTGAGCCTTCGGCAAGGGCTGGCTTATAGCTTTCGGCCATGTTCGCCACGGCAATTAACGTTCCCGCATCATCGTACAGGCCAAGCTCACGCATCCAGAAACCGCCCACCTCCGGCGGAATAACCAGCTCTGCGATAATATAATTACTGTTTCGTTTGTCCTGGCTGATTTTGTTCAGCGCATGTCGCCAGACTTCATGGATAAGCCCGGTCTGTCCGGCATCCGGGACAGGCAATTTACCACCGCCATCCCCGACGGCCATCGTGGTAATGTTGACCTTCCGCCCTCCCGGTGCGGTTGCTGCTGCCAGCTTTGCTGCACCGGCAGTGGTGATAACGGTTTTGAATTTTGTGCTCATTATTCCTCACTTATCCGGGGTAAACCGTAATTACATCGCCGTCATAAGCCACACCACCGGCGAACAGGTAGCCGGGAATGTCCCGGGTAATGTTCAGACCAATAAGGTGACGGCTTGCAGGTTTGGCATCGGCAATCAGCCGTTCCATTTCCTGATACATTGCCTCTGTGATACCGCTTTCCAGTACACCAATATCAAGCCGGAAAGTGCCGGGCGGGTCACTGTTTTCCCACCACTCCGTCACGTTGATGAGATAGCCTAGCGGCTCCACCACACGCCGGATTGCGCCGATAGTGCCTTTATGACAGTGGATGAAATAGGCATCGCGGATAACGGCGCGTTTTGTCGCTTTCGGCCACTTTTCATCCCATCTGTCGACCGAAAACGCCCACGCCAGCCACGGCAGCAGATTTGCCGGGCAGGTGTCCGGGTTCCACAGCTCACGAATACTGACCGGTGTTTTTTCAATTTCCGCACAGGCTTTTGCGGCGGCAACTTCAAGCGGTGATGAGCCGGTCGGCAGCAGTCGCGAATCACTCATCCGAGCCTCCGGTCACGACGCGGTATTCGGTACAGAAAGACGCCTGCGTATTGTTGAGCACGATGTCGGCCAGCGGTGCAGCCAGTTCGACACGCTGCACACCTTCCACATGCAAGGCGGCATAAATGGCAGACAGACGGATGTCGCGCCCCAGCCGGTGCTGTGCCGTGATGTATGCTTCCAGTTTTTTCACGGCGGCCGCGCGGATGGGTTCGCTTTCGGGACCAGGGTAAAGGTAAAGCGTGGCGTTTATCTGGTATTCAACAATGGCGGCAGACTGCACGGTCACGCGGTCGGCCACCGGTCTGACGTCCTCGCCATTCAGGGCGTTACGCACCACGGCCAGCAGGTCTTCGGATGCGACACCGTTATTTTCACGTGACAGCACAGAGATGGTGACGCAGGCAGGAGACGGACTGGTGACAGAAATATCGGCGACACGCCCGTCGGCACTGCGACCATGATACTGATAAGCTCCCACTGACCCGGCGACGCTTAAGCCCTCAAAAGCCTGCTGAATACGCAGACGATAATCGGTGTCAGACTCCATCACTGCCGGTGTCGGCGGGATGGTCGAATCATCTGCCGGAGTGATAGTCAGGCGCGTGGTGTTGTAATTGGCACCAATCACATCAAGGTCATTACCGGCGGCACAGGCCAGCATTACCGCCCGTGCGGCCTCATTCACACGCTGACGCCAGATAAGCTCACGATAAGCATTTTCCTCCAGCAGTTTGACGAGAGGCTCGGATTCCAGCGTCAGGGTACGGGCGACCGCCTCCTGCTGGTCTTCCGGGTAAAGGGAAATCAGTGTCGCCTTGCGTTCGGCAAGAATGGTTTCAAAGTCCAGCTCCTCGACCACATCCGGTGCGGGTAGCTGGTTCAGGTCGATAATCGGCATGGTTTCAACTCACAGGGATGGTTAACGAAAGTGGCTGGCCGGTGTCGTTGTGCTGGCCGGTTAACGTGACCGTCATTCGCCCGTCAAAACTGCGCGCCGTGGTGACGGATGACAGGGTGACGCGGGGTTCCCATTTCAGCACTGCCATGTAACAGGCGACTTTAATCTGCAACTCAAGCGCCGGGGTCTGCGGCTGGTCAATCATTGACGCCAGCAACGAGCCGTAATCACGACGCATCACCCGTGAGCCGACCGGTGTGCGCAGGATATCGCCGATACTCTGGCTGATATGCTCAAGGTCAGTGACAGTCAGGCCATCACTGCGATTCATTCCGAGATAACGCGCAGTCATAGAGGTCCCCCTGTTGTGCCGCCGCTGTCGCCGGGGTGTTTATGGGTATGCAGTACCTTACCGTTTGATGAGAGTTCACCGCCGGTGTGTTCAATGTTGCCGCGCATCGTCCCGCCCTTCTGCACTTCCAGCGTGCCGGTAGTCAGTTTGTTAGTGCAGACCACTTCCGGTGTGTCCAGGGTGACACGGGTTGACGCTTTCACCGTGACCACCGGTACCGTGGCAGTAACAGAATCAGAAGCCGTCACGCTGGCCGTTTTAATTCCGCTTACCGTGAGTGCACTGGTTTCGGGTTCATACTCAATCACCGCCCCGTCAGGGAAACGGATATGCAGGGCATCCGCCGACGCAGACGGCGGAGGGTTATCACCGGAATAAATCCCCGGCAGAACGAACGCCGTGTCGAGTTCACCGCCCACGGCCAGAATCAGCACCTGTTCCCCCACGGAAGGTGCCCACCATGTGCGCGAACGCCCGGCGCGATGGGTCAGCCACTGAAGCCAGTCGGTGCACATGCCGCCGGTCTGCACACGGCAGCGACCGGCGTTAAGGTCGGTTTCGACGATAATGCCGGTGCGGATCATGTTGCGCAGTGCGCGCGCGAGTTCCTGAATATTTGCGAGAGTGTTCATAACGGGAAGGATGCCGCCGGGTCATACCGGCGGCAATGTGACGATGAGGTGTCGGGAATGGCACAACTAACGGTCGAGGTGAGCCAGGATAATCTCTTCAATCATCTGCACATCCTCACCGGTAAAGCCGAGCAGAGGACGCGCCGGATAATCAATTTTCTTACCGTCTTTCCGGTTTTCTTCCGACAGACCGAACTGATGCACACTGGCGATTTTCGGTGACTTCCCGCCGTAAAATTCCATTGATGCCTGTTCCGGGCTGGCGCGGATATGCAAAAAACGACTGGTGATAAGTTTCGCAAACATTTTTCGCTTAACGCGACCGGTCTTTTTTCTGGCGCTCTGCTGCTGGCGTGGCGCGTAGGGGGTGCCGTCCGGGGCTTTCTGTGCCATCACACGATGCTGCTGACTCTGCCGCAGACGTTTCGCCAGTTCGGCACTCAGTCGCCGACGCCCTGATGGTGACAGCGACTCAATCAGTCCGGTCAGCCGGTCTTCAAAACGCTTAAACTCATTCATCCCACTTACTCACCAGTTCACCATTGATATAAAGCTCCATCGGGCGGGTGACCGGCTCCGGCGGCGGTGGTTCCGGGATATTCTTCACATGCAGCGCGCCGTCAACCTCACTGACCAGCGTGCGCTCGGTCAGCATCAGGCTGATGCTGATATCAAAGCTGCTGTCATTGTTGATGTCCGCATAAAACGTGAAGCCCTTTTTCTGGCCTTCGTCGGTGGTCATGATGTCGGGCTGATTTTCCCGCAACCACGCCAGCACCGGCACGATGAGCAGGTCAAAATCACCGGTAAAGTCGGTCACAATCACATTGAGCGTGTAACGCTTTTCGAATGACAGCGACGTCGCCAGTGTGGAGGCAATACTCCCGTTATCAACGAATATCCGCAGCATCTCTGGACTGGTTTTCAGCACCGTGACGGCATCAGTCAGCGCCCTGCGCAGGCTGTCGGGTTTGAGCATCGTTTTCGTCCTGACAGTGTTTAATCATTTTTACCTGGCTGGCACAGCGTGCCAGCGCGTTCTCAAGCTGCCGGATATCGGCACTTAAATCGCCGTTCGTCTCCGGGTCACTGCCCGGCATCGGGCAAAGACTCACTTTCGGGCAGGCGTTGGCGACAATCACTGGCGTCGGTGCAGGCCGGGCGCTGGTGCAACCGGCGCACAGCATCAGGCAGGCCAGCGCCGTACCAGCGGCGAAAATCTTCGTTTTCATTCAGTAACCTCGTGATGGTTTTCTCGCGCTGTGCTTCACGCTTCGCCGCGTTCTCCAGTTCCTGACGCAGAGCCACCTGCGCCAGCTCGTTTTTGTCTGCTCTGGCGAGGGCAACATGAAGCTGATTTTTCAGCATGGTGATGGTCGTCTGCTGCCCGTTGGCGACGTTGTTCGCCCTGTCCAGCGAGGTGCGCAGGCTGGCGTTTTCATGCTTCGCCAGAAACAGACCGGCCACCGCCAGTGATAACAACACAACCAGCACAATCATCAGCTTTGACATGGTTCCCGCCCCTCAAAACGCTGACGACAGGCCGTGCGTATCAACCGGAAGAACACCGACGCCACGAGGTAAATCAGCGCGGTAAAAATCCACCCGGCAGCGACCAGCGAGATAAACGTCGCCACCATCACCACCAGAGCCGCCGCCCGTCTGCGCCACGGCACCGGCTGCAAAAACAGCGACGCGACAATCTTCACGGCCAGCGATTCCGGCGGCAGCTCCCGCCCGTAGCGTTCCAGCACATACTCAGTGGCATACACGCCGACACCACCGGCAACCACACAGATAACCGTCGCCAGAATCGCCCAGGCGGCGACAAAACTGACGGCCACGCTCTGCGGGTAAATCAGGGACAGTGCCAGCATCAGCGCCAGCGACACGTTCAGCATCAGTGAAAGGGATAATTTCTTCATGGTGTTTACTCCGTTTAAGCCGGTACGCCGCCAGCGGTACGCCAGACGGTGACCAGTTTTTCCAGTGAATGCTCACGCTGACCGTAACCGGCACCCGGCAGGGACGCCCAGATATTGCGACAGCGTGAAATGGCGCGCTCAATGCGTCCCGCCCGGATGTCATCCAGTGCACCGCGTTCGCGGATCAACTGAATGGCGAGTCTGTCCTGTGACAACGGACTGAAATCAGGCAGGGCAAGCTGTTTGCGGTAATGCGGCCAGAACAGGTAAAGCTGCTGATAGCGACCGGAGGCCGTGGATTTTTCACCGCGATGGTTAAACACCTTCGCCGGTCGGCCATGTGCGAACGGGTGGTCACTGTAGTCGGTGAAGATTTCCGGCTTCCCGTCCAGTCCGGTGACTATCACGTCATAGCCCCGGTTTTTCGTCAGCGGATGGTTCGCCGTCCCTTCGGACACGGCCAGCATGTCGAGAAAGGCGGCGATATTCTGATGCGTGTTAATTACCGGCATTACGGTTTCCCCCTGCCCTTAAAGCGGCGCTGAATGGCAATCTCAATCACCTGATAACCGGCGATACCCAGCATGGAGCCGATGCCGCACACCGCAGGCAGTGACAGGTCAGGGAACTGCACCAGAACAACACCGGCAACCATCGAGACAAAACCACCGAGCAACATGCGCCCGATAAACAGACGCGGGGTAATGGGTTCACCACCGGCAAGCACCTTGCCGACAACAATCAGCACCCCAATCATGAAAAGCGACAGGACGCTTTTTTCTTCTGCTGTCATGCGTTACTCCCACAGATTGACAGTTTCAGCCACGGGCGCGGTCTGAACGTCGGGCAGTTCGACGGCGGTGCCGTGCGGCAGCACCGCACCCAGTTCAGCCAGTCCCGGATTTGCGGCGAGCACGGTCTCAACCACGCCCTCAGTGCGCCCGTAATACCGGACACAAATGGCGTCGAGCGTGTCGCCCTGTAGCGCAAAGGTCTTCATCAGATTTGACTCACGATGCAGCGCGGCTTGTCCTGGATACGCGCCACCGCCCAGCGCATATCCCGCCACAGTTCATCAATGGTGCTGTCAATGCTGTCAGCCTTCTTGTCGCCTTTCGCACTGGCATCCACGCCGCGATAACGCTCATAAAGCGACGCGGTCGCCATCGCACACACGGCGCGCTCGTAGTAAAAAACTTTGATGCTTTCACCGTCGATGTCGTCCGCCGGAACGTCCGCCAGACGCGTAAAACCGGCGGCAATTTTCTGTTCGCGGTACTCGTACAGCTCCGCATTCGTTTCAGCCATGCCTGACTTGATGGCCTCACGCAGACGGGCGGGGGCGACGGTCTGCTCAAGGCGCATACGTTCCCGGACGCGCTTCGGGTCGATATCGGGAAAAAAGAACGTGTTTTTAATCACCGGCTCGTCGCCTGCCGGTTGCGGGATGACCACCGTACCCTCACCGGACACGGGAGCCTCCTTTCGCGGAATAATCAGCGTCATCATGACTACCTCTGAAAAGTCGGGCGGTGGACGCCGGTGCAGTGTCAGGTGATTCACCCTCACTGACCGGCGTGCCGCCCTGGCGCGGGGCGCGTTCGGTTGTTAACTGGCTTTCTTTTTCGGGCGTCCACGTTTTGCCGGTGTCACGCTCCGGGTCTTACGCGGGGCGCGGGTGACCGCTTTTGGCTCCGGCTTCGGTTTCAGCTCCCGCTCCAGTCGTTCAATCTCTTTTTTTACGCCTGCCTGACAGTCGAGCTGTGTCGCACGTTGCAGATGCGCCAGCGCCCCTGCGGCATCACCAGCGTCACGCAGAAACAGACCGGTGATTTTGTGCAGCTTTGCGCGCACTTCATCAGGCATGTCTGCCGTGGCGGTCAGTGCAAGGGTCTCCGTCAGCAGGCGGGTATCCACGGATTCACCGGCAGCGTGGGCACGCATGGCCGCGAGCGCCACTTCCTCGGTGAACATGTACGGCGGGGTGCGGCGGTGTTTACCCGGCATGGTCAGACCGTATTTCAGGGCATAACGGGCAATCTCCAGCGCACCGGCAATATCGCCGGTATCCAGACGCCACAGCATGACCGTCATCAGAATGTCATCCTGTGCACCTTTGCCCTGCTCCAGCACGCCGTTCACCCACGGCAACCAGAACGGCAGCAGTTCGCGTTTTTTCGCGGCTTTCAGCTCTTTTGAATAAATCGCTTTCAGTGTGCGCTGGTCTGCGGCCAGCTTGACCAGCATCTGCTCATAGACAGTTGCATGTCGCAGCGGGGCGGCTTCCCGCTGCGCGGTCATCGCTGCCGAGACCCGCATCATGTGGCGCTGTGCGGGACTCGTCATCGGTTACGCTCCCGGCTCTGCGGTCGCTTTAGCCGGTGTGGAGAAATCACCGACCTTAATTTTTTCCACCAGACAACCGGCGGCGTAGTCTTCCACCACGTAATCAATGTTCATTGACTCGTAGTTCTCCACGCGGTCGAGTTTCGGGTTTTCCTCAATCACGCGGCGATGGCTGTCATCCATGTAGTAGATGGACAGGTTTTCCAGCTTCGTGATGAGCATCGCATCTGCCGGGAAGTACGGGACGCGCACTGCCGGCAGGTTACCGATGCGTTTCTGGCTGATGATGACGTCAGCGGCCAGCATTTCGCTGTTGTCCTGCTCCCTGTTGACGATGGGGAAATACTTGTCCGCCAGTAGCTGACGCCCCACAATCACCACAAGGTCAGGGTCTTCCTGATACCACGGCTCAATCAGGTTGTTGGTCGCATCCATCACCAGTGCATCGAGGCTGGCATAATCACCGCCCTTACCCACGCGGATGACCTCAGAGGTCGTGTGACCTTCCTCGTCAGTAACCTTGCTCATCACGCGCGCCGGGGCTTCATTGCGGTATTTCTGCAGCCAGCCGACCGCCACATCCTGCAGCATCTGGTTACTGCTGCGGTCAGAGGTTTCGGCACGCCTCACGCCGTTAAAACCGGCCATGATGAAATCAAGGGACTGGCGTTTGATAATGGCGTTACGGACACGGAGCTGGAAATCCTGATAACGCGCCCACAGGTCCAGCGTTTTGTAGCGGATATAAAAATCGAAGTTAATCTGGTCGCATTCGTACTTGTTTGACGCCAGCTTCGAGAAGTCCTTCGGCTGACGCTCGGTACCACCGGCAGTGTCGGTAGTGCTGGCGATGGAGCCGGTGACACCGATACCAATTTTTTCCCCTTTCATTTCGCTGACCGGCACAATGTTGATGCGGGTCAGAAAGTCAGAGGACTCCTGCATGGTGTTCATCAGGGTCTGGGTGACCGACGGTTCAACGGTGAATTTTTTCGACACATCACCGGCGTCGATGCCGTTCAGTTCGGCAACACGGGACAGGTAGGCATTAAATTTAAAGCGGGTTTCCTGGCGCATAGTTTTTCCTGAAATTAAGGGTTAATCGTGAAGGTTTTCCCGGACTGACTGACGCCGGTCAGCAGTTCGTCATCAGGGCGTCACCGCCACCGCCGGTGGCCTTGCTGCGGCGCTGCTGGGTCAGACTTTCGGTGTGGTCGAGACTGTTTTTCAGGCGGGTGAATGCCTGACTGGTTTCATCCGCCCTGTCAGTCACATCCTGCTTAAGTGCGGAAAAGGCGGTTTCCATCTCAGCAAGGCGCTGCTCAGTGGCGCTCAGTTTTTCCTGCACATGCTCAGCGACAGCGGTCACCGCTTCATGCACGTCATTCAGACGGGCGTCATCGCTGGCCTGTTTGCGGCCAAAAATGGATTTCACCTTTTCGGTCAGGGCTGTGAACACGGTTTCAGGCAGGTCTTCAAATTCCAGCTCAACAGGCGTTGCCACTGAAATCAGGTTTTCAGGGCTTAATTTGAAGCGGTTCAGGGGGTTGTGTTTTGCCGTGCGGCAGAATTCCAGGTATTCCGTGCCGAGGCTTGCCGGGTCATCGGTGACGGCCAGCCCCACCAGATAACATTTGCCGGTATTGGCAAAGTTCGGCTGAATTTCCATTGAGGTATAGACCTTCTGCGCGGCCTTGTTCATCGCGATAAGGTCATCGGTCGGGGTGATTTTCGCAAACAGCGCCCATTTGCCTTTCAGCGCCGAATCATCGTCAATCTTTTCGGCCTTCAGTTCGACCACATCGCCATAACGCTTAAAAATACCGTCAGGCAGGATGCCGCGCAGATGTTCCAGGTTAATGCGGCAACCATAGACTCGCGGGTCAAAGGTTTCGGCCATTTCCTGAATATCCTGCGCACTGATGACACGCCCGTCACAGGTGTCACCCTCAACGCCGATACGAAAGAATTTTGAGACTTTTTTTGCCATTGTCAGGAGTCCTGAATAGTGATTAGAGGAGTCACATGTCGGCATCAGTTTCCCGACGATACGCATCCTCCGCCATCAGTCCCGGATGGCTTATCACTGACACAACAGCACCTTAGCGAATCGCGGGGCGCGACTCAGTAGCCTTGCCGTGTATTCATCACGGCGAGGTATTCATGACCATCACCACAGACACCACTCTTTTACACGACCCGCGTCGTCAGGCGGCGCTGCTGTACTGGCAGGGGTTTTCCGTGCCGCAGATTGCCGCCATGTTGCAGATGAAACGCCCGACGGTGCAGAGCTGGAAACAGCGCGACGGCTGGGACAGCGTTGCCCCCATCAGCCGTGTCGAAATGAGTCTGGAAGCGCGGCTGACCCAGCTCATCATCAAACCGCAGAAAACCGGCGGGGACTTCAAGGAAATTGACCTGCTGGGACGCCAGATTGAACGACTGGCACGGGTCAACCGTTACAGCCAGACCGGCAACGAGGCAGACCTTAATCCGAACATCGCTAACCGCAACAAAGGCGGGCGTCGCAAACCGAAAAAGAATTTTTTCAGTGACGAGGCCATCGAAAAGCTGGAGCAGATTTTCTTTGAGCAGTCTTTCGACTATCAGTTGCACTGGTATCGCGCCGGGCTTGAGCACCGCATCCGCGATATCCTGAAATCCCGTCAGATTGGCGCAACGTTTTATTTTTCCCGCGAGGCGCTGCTGCGCGCCCTGAAAACCGGCCATAACCAGATTTTTCTGTCGGCCAGTAAAACGCAGGCGTATGTGTTCCGTGAATACATCATCGCCTTTGCCCGGCTGGTTGACGTTGACCTGACCGGTGACCCGATTGTCCTGGGCAATAACGGCGCAAAACTGATTTTTCTCGGCACCAACTCCAACACCGCACAGAGCCATAACGGCGACCTGTACGTCGACGAGATTTTCTGGATCCCGAATTTTCAGGTACTGCGTAAGGTGGCATCAGGTATGGCCTCACAGAGTCACCTGCGTTCGACCTATTTCTCCACCCCGTCCACGCTGGCGCACGACGCCTACCCGTTCTGGTCGGGTGAACTGTTTAACCGGGGACGCGCCAGCGCCGCCGAACGCGTGGAAATCGACGTCAGTCATAACGCCCTTGCCGGTGGGCTTCTCTGTGCGGACGGCCAGTGGCGGCAGATTGTCACCATTGAGGATGCCCTGAAAGGCGGCTGCACGCTGTTCGACATTGAGCAGCTCAAACGCGAAAACAGCGCCGACGATTTTAAAAACCTGTTCATGTGTGAATTTGTTGACGACAAGGCGTCGGTGTTCCCGTTTGAGGAGCTGCAACGCTGCATGGTCGACACGCTGGAAGAATGGGAAGACTATGCGCCGTTTGCCGCCAATCCGTTCGGCTCCCGCCCGGTATGGATTGGTTACGACCCGTCACACCGTGGCGACAGCGCCGGATGCGTGGTGCTGGCACCGCCGGTGGTGGCCGGTGGCAAATTCAGAATACTTGAGCGTCACCAGTGGAAAGGCATGGACTTTGCCACTCAGGCTGAATCCATCCGCAAACTCACCGAAAAATACAACGTAGAATACATCGGTATTGATGCCACCGGCCTCGGTGTCGGCGTGTTCCAGCTCGTGCGCTCGTTCTATCCTGCCGCGCGCGATATCCGCTACACGCCGGAAATGAAAACCGCAATGGTGCTCAAGGCCAAAGACGTTATCCGCCGTGGCTGTCTGGAATATGACGTCAGCGCCACCGACATCACCAGCTCGTTTATGGCTATCCGCAAGACCATGACCAGCAGCGGACGCAGCGCCACGTATGAGGCCAGCCGCAGCGAGGAAGCCAGCCACGCCGACCTCGCCTGGGCGACCATGCACGCCCTGTTAAATGAGCCACTCACCGCCGGTATCAGCACCCCGCTGACATCCACCATTCTGGAGTTTTACTGATGAGCAAGAAAAAAGGGAAAACACAGCAACCTGCGGCAAAAAAAATGACCGCCAGCGCCCCGAAAATGGAGGCATTCACCTTTGGTGAGCCAGTGCCGGTACTCGACCGCCGTGACATTCTGGATTACGTCGAGTGCATCAGTAACGGCAGATGGTATGAGCCACCGGTCAGCTTTACTGGTCTGGCAAAAAGCCTGCGTGCTGCCGTGCATCACAGCTCACCAATTTACGTCAAACGCAATATTCTGGCCTCGACATTTATCCCGCATCCGTGGCTTTCTCAGCAGGATTTCAGCCGCTTTGTGCTGGATTTTCTGGTGTTCGGTAATGCGTTTCTGGAAAAGCGTTACAGCACTACCGGTAAGGTCATCAGACTGGAAACCTCACCGGCAAAATATACCCGCCGTGGGGTGGAGGAGGATGTTTACTGGTGGGTGCCGTCCTTCAACGAGCCGACACCTTTCACGCCCGGCTCCGTGTTTCACCTGCTGGAGCCGGATATTAATCAGGAGCTGTACGGCCTGCCGGAATATCTCAGCGCCCTTAACTCTGCCTGGCTGAATGAGTCGGCCACGCTGTTCCGCCGCAAGTATTACGAAAACGGCGCACATGCCGGATACATCATGTACGTCACCGATGCCGTGCAGGATCGCAACGATATCGAAATGCTTCGCGAAAACATGGTGAAGTCGAAAGGCCGCAATAACTTTAAAAATCTGTTTCTCTATGCCCCGCAGGGGAAAGCCGACGGCATTAAAATTATCCCCCTCAGTGAAGTGGCGACGAAGGACGATTTTTTTAATATCAAAAAAGCCAGCGCCGCTGACCTGCTGGACGCGCACCGCATCCCCTTTCAGTTGATGGGCGGCAAGCCGGAGAACGTCGGGTCGCTGGGTGATATTGAGAAAGTGGCAAAGGTCTTTGTCCGCAATGAGCTTATCCCGTTACAGGACAGGATCCGCGAGATAAACGGCTGGCTCGGTCAGGAGGTCATCCGCTTTAAAAACTACTCACTGGACACTGACAACGGCTGAACATCGCCGCCTGCGGGCGGCTTTTTTACACCCTCACATGCTCACCACCGCACAAAACACCCCGCAGACACACCAACGCCCCGGCGCACAATCTAAACGCCATCACGACGCGCTCAGACGCTGAAAAAATAAAATCATCACCACCGCCAGCGCGCAGTGCTTTCCCCGCCTCGCCCGCCCGCTTCATGTGGTGGTTTTAATGCAGTTGCATGAAATAACCTAAAGCGCACCAGCTCTGACATAACAACATCAGTAAACATCTGACAAATGCATGCAAAATCATTCAACGCTATGGTACATCATAAACGATTAGTAAAAGCTTATTAGCCAATTAGCCTCTAGCGAACAATAAAAGAACATTCCTCCCTCATAGCTTGATCTCAGTCACAAAACGCATGTAAGAAAAACGAAAACCCATTGAATTTCATGTAAAAATAACCACACCTAGGATTATTCTCACTTCTCACACATAATTTATGGAGGGAAAATGTCTGATCGTGATACTACCAAGGAACAACTGGTTGCCAAAAAAAGAACCGTTAAAGATTTAGCTGATTATATAAAAATCAAATCAGGTACATCACCTAACTATTCACTTTTTCTTGGTGCTGGCGCATCCGTTACATCTGGAATAAAAACTGGTCAAGAGTTAGTAGCGAAATGGAGAGAAGAGATATACACAAGACTATCCAATCAAGAATATGTCGATGCCGAAGAAGCTAAAAAATGGCTATCCAAAAACCATCCAGTCTGGTACGACCCAAACAATGAATACTCATCTCTTTTTGAAAAGAAATTTGATCTTCCATCTCAACGCAGAAGATTTGTTGAGCTTCAAGTAGACAAAAAATTACCTTCAATTGGATATGCTTATCTCGTTGAACTATTTGAATCAAAGTTTTTTGATACTGTCTTCACAACAAATTTTGACGATTTAATAAATGAAGCATTTTATCAATTTTCTTCTGACAGACCATTATTATGTGCACATGATTCATCAATTAAAGGCGTCTCAATTACTTCTTCAAGGCCAAAAATAATAAAATTACATGGTGATTATTTATTTGATAGCATAAAAAGCTCTTTAAAAGAAACCGAGTCATTAGAAGGTAACACTCGTGAAAAACTAACTGAATTCACTAAAGAATACGGGATTATTTTTGTTGGTTATGCTGGCAATGACAGCTCTATCATGGATGTTTTAAAACATTTATTAAAACAGGACGATTATCTAAGAAATGGAGTATACTGGTGCGTTAGAAAAAATGACTCCATCCCACCAGAACTTATTAGGCTTCTAGGTCAAGATAAAGTTTATTGGGTAGAAATAGAAGGTTTTGATGAATTGATGGCAGAACTAGCCCTAGAATTAGGCTGCGCACTCTCTTTTGGAGGGAATCAAAAATCCACAAAAAGAGAGATGATGATCCAAAACTTTATAACAGATGAGTACAACTTATCTAAAAATGGCATTATCAAATCTGATCTCTCAAAATTAAAAAAACACACTCTAACACATGACATATCGTCATTAATAAACGAGCTATCCCAAAGTGATTTAGACGATCAAAAGATCCCCGAAGAAGATTTTAAGAATTTGTTATACATTGACAACCTCATTAGAAATAAAAATTATTTAAACGCAGAGTCAAAACTGAATGAATTAATCAATAACGCTGATAGTGACAATATAAAGTCTAAATATCTGCGTAGGCTAATTGAAATAAAAGAAGAACAAAAAGACACAAAGTCAGCATTAGAAATTAGTGATAATCTTATAGCTCTTGATGAATTTAATATAAATTACGCCCTTTCAAGGGCAAACATATTCACAGATCTAAAGGCAAAAATACATTACCTTAAGGGATTGCTTGAAAAATTCCCATATAGCATAAATCTTAAGAATCATTTAAGCAGAATTGCTATTCTACATCTAGAAAATAATGATGAAGAATTAATAACCTTTGATGAAATACATGATTTAATTGATAAAAGCTTACTCCAAAGCAGTGATCTGGATAATATTGCATGGAGAATAAAATATGACGCAATAAAGACAAAACATCAATCAAGCCATGATAAGAAAGATTGTAATAAATTAATACAAGAACTGCTTGACAAAATAAAAGAGGTCAACCCTACTCACGATACATATTTGTCGTTATATACTGATTTCACCTGCGCATTGCAAAAGAAAGAAGATACATTATTATGCATAGATACATTATCCAACGCTTACAAAACATCATCAAAAAATAAAAAAAGAAACATATTAAAATATTTAACACAACTGCATCTATCTTTATTTGAAACAGACTTCGATGAAAACACTCCCAACCTGATGAAAGGCTTTATTGATAAATATGAAGAAGAGAGCGACATTGCAAGAATTGCTCCTTTCATTATATTTAAAGCTCGATATGAGATAGGCTGCAACAGGGACATCAAGGCTGGTATTGAATTAGTCAAAGAAGCCATGAACTGCCCGTGGAAAAATAATCATACAAACAGTATTGTAGACATATTACTAATTGATAAAAACAACATCAAATTGGCAGAGGAGTTTATTGATGGCCTGCCAAGAAACAAATCAGAAATCACCATTTTAAAATTAAAATCTGATATTGCATCTTTAAACGGCGATTATGATAAAGCGATAGTTCTTCTTGATGAAGCTTATGAAAAAGGTTACGGGTTTAGTGATTATATCTTAGGAAAATCTTATACCAATCTTCTTGCAGGAAACTATAAAGAAACAATTAAAATCGCTAATGAAAACCTTGAAAAAATTAAAGATTACAGGGAAAAAGATGTTTTAATAATCAATAGAGAAGTTGCCAAGAAAAAAGAAGGGCAAGACATTAAAAAGAATGAGATAAATTCAGTTTTAGCACATAACAATTCAAAAGGGGCTACGGCCATGTGTGCATTCTTTTTACTTGGTGATGAAGTTCAAGCTAACAAACAGCTAAAAACACTGATAGAGAAAGATTATATGAACTATTATAGATACTCAGCCTGGCCAGCAGTTCCCAAAAACGCCCTCTTAAAATATAAAAGCAACATTGAAATCGCCGCTTAAATAAACAAAGGGCAAGAACACCCTCTTGCCCTATATTATTTAACATAGTTATTTACCTTTAATTCAACCCATAACAATCGCATGTTGAAAACTTAGTCATTATTTGTATTCCTATCACTCGGAACTATTGTACTCTAACCGAATGGTTATACAGACAAATAAAATTTTTAGTCTCATCAACATCTCTTTGTCAAACATCATTATTAGTTTGAGGAAAATCCCGACCACTCTTCAGCAATCGGATACGTGAATTTTTTCCCGTCATAATTTACGGTTGCCCCACGCGCCAGCGCCTCAAGCTCCCATCGCTGCGGCCTGATACCGTTCTGAGCAAGGTCAACGCGGATACGGGTAATTTGCATTCGTTCCGACCGGGTAAGTCTGGCCGATGGCGCTATTTCATGCGGTTTTAACGGGCTTCCGTTTCTTTGCTGACGGTTTGGTCTTCTCAGGCCGTGTTTTAATGCGCTTCTGAGCGCCCTCACGACCTCCGGGTCATTCCATTCGATAACACCGTCATCAACCAGATTAAGCACTGCTGCGGCGTGCTCAGAAGGTGTGGGAGCCGGTAACGAAGTATCACCACCGGTGAGCTTTCCACAGTTATTGACAGGACTCCGAGGCGCGGCGATGCCGCTTTTTAAAGTCAAAGGCTCAACGACCGGAATTTTCGGCACAATGCGCCAGTCCGTCGTTCTGGTGATATGAATATGACGCGCGCCGAGATGCGGCGCGTAAATGCCGACCACTCTCTCGACTTCTTCCTCGTACTCGTTAACTTCATCCGACGGGCTACGGGCGACTCTGACAGTCTGACAATCGCGCGGGACATTTGCCCCACCCTGCGCGCTGATATACAACGCAAAATCACCACTGTCTGCGGCGGCGCGTGCAGCCTCGACGCGCTCGTCAAACTCATCAGCAATGCTGACGCCGCGCGGCAATTTGCGTAGTTCACGGTAAGCCCCCATTGTCGGCAGGCCAACCGTTTTAAATTGCGGGATGCGCCACGTTGACGCCCATGCGGTAACAGCCGCTGCAGTGTCTTTCAGCGGCCTGCCGGTGTCGTTATCGAGCTGACCATCCAGTGCATAGCCGTCGATGTTTTTTGAAATGTATTTCGCGATATATCCCGCAGCACCGCCCCGGTTAAGGTGTTTTGCCTGAAAACGGTTTCGCGCGGCTCCTCTTTCGTCGCCATCCTCTTTGAGCGCATAGCGACGCATGATTTCGATAATCTGGTTACGCTGGCGTGAATTACAAAAAAGCATCATATGCCAGTGCGGCGTTCCGTCGTGGTGTGGCTCGACGACACGCAAACCGTAGACCTGTAAATCATTATCCTTGAATGCCGTGCGCATCAGGCTCCAGATACGGCAGAGATAACGCTGCGCATCCTTTGGATTAAATGCCTCATCGTTCCAGCCGTGATTAAGCTGCACGGTTTTACTTTCGCCTTTTCCTACCTGACGTGTCGGGTGATACTTTGACGGCGCGGTCAGCGTGATAAACATCCCCACATCACCCTCTGCTGCGGCGTAACGCTCAATACCGGCAATGGTGTTCATCAGCTCCATCCGGCGAATTTCTGGATTAGAAATACTGCCCATCACCTTACTGATAAGGTCGATGCGCTCGCCGGTTTCCCTGTTTTCAAGGTCACACGATTTAAGAAATTCCAGATTTGCCTGGCGGCGCGCACACACATCACGAATGGCATGTTTACTGGCATAAGGAGAACGGTCTTTATTCACCTCCCCGACAGCAATCAGTAACGCCTCATGCCAGCGCATACGCTGGCCTTTAAGCTGACTAATCCACCACTCATCGTTAAACAGACGGGCAATGGCAGAATATGCCTGCCTCGTGGTCATCTGTCCTTTACGGTATTTTTTCCAGTAGAGAGGGGAAATATTGAAAGCACGTGCAGCGCCAGCAACATGACCATACAGGTGAGCCTGAGCCTCATCCGTAAACAGTGATTCTTTTTCGCCATGCGCATCCACCCAGGCATCGCTGAGTTCCTCATACATCATGAAAAGCTGCGATGAGATACGGGCGGCAAACTTTTTCAGCTCCTTGTCATTCATTCCCGACAGGCGCGCATAGTGGTCACGCTCTGCCAGAAACAGCAACGACGCGTCGGTGTTCATTTCATGGCGCTGATTCACACGCTCAATGCGCGGCCATAAACGACGCTGAAAAGTGGATGTGAGGAAATAAAACCCGTGCACCGGGCTTTTATTGCGCCGGATGTAGTCATAGCGTGAAGTAAACAGCGAACGCAAAAAGTAAGGCAGGCGGTTAATCGTGGATAAAACACCTTGCACCTGACGCATCTCGTCACGTGTAAGGGGTCTTTCGCGCCCGACGGCCTCGCGTGGCGCGTTCCATGCATAAGCACCGGTAAACGTCTTACCGGTGCCTGCGGCAAATGCTGACGGAGGGACAAAACGCCCGGAGGCTTTAACGGCCATATGAGCCAAAAGCCTCTGAACAACGCTTGCTGAGTTGCTCAACCTGCGCGTTTAAATCAGCAAAAGATTTTGCGCTTCCGGTCAGAATATCGTGATGCATCAGGCCGGAAACGAGCTGGCTTAATTTCGGGTAATAACCAACCACCGCCAGCCATTCATGACCGGCGTTTTTACCGCTTTCCGCTCTCTTTTTCTCGTGGAGAATAAACTGAAAGCTGTCACTGGTAACGACATAACGTTCGCCAATTTCGATACGAATACTCATGCCATTCTCCGGTAATGCTTGTTTTTTGCTTCAAAGACTGACTGGCAGGAAACACAACGCGTGGCTGACGGATAAGCTGCACGACGGGCAGCAGGTATTGGCGCGTCACACTCTTCGCAAACCAGCGCAGAAACACCGCAATGTTTTACCCTTGCCGCGTTAATCTGGCGCTCCAGTAATTCAGCCTGTTGTTCCTGAATAAAATCTACGTTGTCCGACATTACCAGTTCCTTTTGTCGTTAAGGTTTTTAAATTCATCAGCGCAATAGCTGGCGATTTCTGTCGTTAATTTCGTCAGTTCATCCACGGAGGAGATTTGCTTGTGAAACACAGCGCGTTTAACAAGTAAATTGACCACATCAGACAGGAGGTTTAATTCGTTCTGATAAATCGCGATAACAGACTCAGTTATTTCGCGTTTTTCTTTATCAAGACCAAGTTGAATAAGAGACAAATCGCCATTTTTCATAACGGCGATTTTTAAGGCGTTATTCAGTAATACAACTGAACGAGAACAGGACATCAAAGCACCTCCCCGCGAGACAATCCGATATTGTGAAATTTTTCCGACTCCTGACTGAGCAGCTCGACTATCTCCACGCGGGATAACTCCGCCTTTGTGATGTGGCGAATCATGGCATCAAGATGAGAAGAAAAGCGCGTCGCAGCGTCGGCCTGTGCTTCGGTTCTGGCCTGTTGCAGCAGTAATGCGTATTTACCGCACTGATTTTCAGAAACTGTATGCATAACTTTCTCCAGGCAAAAAGAAGCCCCGCACGATTAAGTGCGTTAAAAACTCTGGTTAATTACTTAATGCAGATATTGCTCTGGTTTTACCGACGTCAGAATTGTCGGTGCATACTCAAACAGGCTGAATAATTCACGTAATGCACGGAATAAAGCATCACGCCAGTAACATGACTCTTCATTAATTCGCCAGTATGGCTGGTTGAATTCTTTTTCAGTCAATCCGGCATGCATAAATAAAGTACGACGCTGACTGACTGTTAAAAAACTAATATATGCATACTCACTTGCACCGACCTGACGGCGTTTTGAGAATGCCCCACGCAATTCATCAATTGCACAAACCAGCCGTTCACGTTCGACGTCGTTCATTTCTTCAAAACGCATCGTTGCGTGACGCTGTTTTAACTGCGCATGAAAGCAAACTGTTAGCCGTTCGCGCTCCATCATCTGATTATAATAATCACATGTATCCTGCCAGCGAGGAACGGCAAGATGCTTACCAATTATCCGACGCATGGTTGCTGGCTGTTTTTCAACGAGATTGAGCGTCATCACTGTCATTTCCATACCCTCCGGCTTTTCAGAAAGGTCAGAGCCTTTTTTAACGGACTCTGTTTTTTGGTGCGGATAATGATTCCCTTGCGCCCCTTCCCGTGGGTGATGGTGAAGTCAATCGCCCTGGGGCTTTCGTTACGCAATAACTGAGCAATACAACGAGGCTCGTTCATCCTTTCCACCTTAAGCCGCACGGCCATGTCTTGATTTGCTGTAACTAATGCGATTTTTCCAGTCATGCCATTCTGTCGGAGCTTCATCAACTAGCTGGGCTGCGTACTTGTCCCACTCACGACGATTAATCCATAACTCAGCATGACCGCCCGGCTTTAATGGGTCCGTCATATAAAAGGCTGGTAACTTGCCTGCTTTCGCCATTTCAGCAACAGCACGAGGCGTCTTACCGATGTAAAGAGCAAAACCCTCTTTCGAGAGCAAATCCGACGGTGCGGCTGCAAGTTTGATGTCACATTTTTTACTTTTTGTGAGATCAGATACTTTTTCTCCAACATCGTTATTCATTTCTGATCCAATACTCATTTTGATATCCTCAACTTTGGTGCCATTCAATCAGAGCTATTTGAAGCCGCTCTGCGTTGTTCTGGCGTGTCGCATACAACATAAATTACGAGATACGACAATTCATGTCAAATACACAAATCACATCTCAAGCAGAGAAACTCGCACTTATTCGGGAATCAGAAAGAATGACAAGGAAGCAAGTTGCTGAATTAACTGGAATTAACTACAACACCTATGCTGGATATGAGCAGGGAAAAGTAAAGATGTCTTTTGACGCAGGTATGAAATTTTTCAAGCCAGAAAGATTTCGCAAGTACCGTGACTGGTTCATGTTTGATGAAACTGATCCCGCTGGCGGACAAATAGCCCCGGCGCTCGCGCACATTGGGCAAGACTCAACAACCTTGCACCACTCAGACCAAAAGACTGGCTGACGATTTATTCAGCATATGTGTGCAGTAAATGTACGAAAGAAAATTGCATTAATTTTCAAGTAGTAGAAGTAAACAGCGTCATCGGAGGGCTTTATGTCTATTAAAAAGCTCGATGATGGTCGTTATGAAGTGGACGTCAGACCGCAGGGTGCAGATGGAAAACGTATCAGGCGGAAATTTAAAACTAAAGGTGAAGCTCAAGCATTCGAACGTCATGTCCTGGTTAACTACCACAACAAAGAGTGGTTGGAGAAGCCGGCCGACCGCCGAACTCTTACAGAGTTGTTAGGCAGATGGTGGATATATCACGGAAAATCACATGAGCGTGGAGATATTGAACGAGGGCGTTTGACGACAATAATCGCCAAATTTGCCGAGATGGGAGTGTCCAGGGCGGACCAGCTAACAAAGAAAACGATAACTGATTATCGCGTTGTAATGATGAACGATGGCCTAAAACCAGCCAGCGTAAATCGGCATCTGGCAATAATGAGCGGGATGTTCACCAAGTTAATTGACGCCGGTGAATATCACTCTCACAACCCGTTCCGTGAGGTTAAGCGGTTACGTGAAGCTGTTACGGAAATGGCTTTTTTGTCCAGTGAAGAGATTACGCGGCTGTTATCCATGCTTGATGGTGATGAGTTAAATGCAACTCTGGTCTGCCTTTCTACTGGTGGACGCTGGAGTGAAGTGTCTAATTTGAAAGCTGAACACATCATTAACCAGATGGTTACGTTTATGAAAACTAAAAACGGAAAGCGCAGGACAATTCCCGTTTCGCAGGACCTGATTAAACGGATCAAGACCAAAAATTCAGGCAGGCTTTTTAATGCCAGTTACTACAAAGTGCGCAACGCTCTCAGGGAAGTAAAACCCGATTTACCTGACGGACAGGCAGTGCATGTTTTGAGGCATACATTTGCCACACATTTTATAATGAATGGAGGTAACATAATCACATTGCAGCGCATCCTGGGTCATTCTAACATTCAGCAAACTATGACCTACGCACACTTTGCACCGGATTTCTTACAAGATGCTGTGACTCTTAACCCGGTGTCAGGAATGTCCATAATGCGTCCATAA